TCGTCTCCAGCGGCCCAAGCGGCGTCAATCTGCTTGGTCGTCTCGGTCGAGAGGGTCAGGTCCGAACCGTCCGCCGCGTCTCTGGCTTCCCCAGCCGTTACGTTGATGTCGTGGTCGGTGTCCGTGTCGCTGGACAGCACCAGCCCCGCGATGTGGGCGCGTTCAAAGACCTGAACCCCCCCGGCGTCGTCGCCCGCGATCTCGTCGCCCGAGCGAACAACCACCTGCCCGTCGGTCGGAGCGGTATCGCCCAGGTCCAGCGTGGTCGAGCCGAATTTGAGCTGGGTCGCGGGGCCGGAGCTGCCGTAGCCCTGCGGAGGCGCGTGTCCCATTATCCGCCTCCCTCGCCGTCGAACAGCGCGGCAAGATGATCGACCCCGACATTCGTTGAGATGTCAAAGTCGTAGATGTAGCCTTGGATGGCATCAAAAACGAAGGTATAGGCGACGCTCGCAGTCAAGGCGCTTCCGGTATTGATCGGGAGTTTTTCGACCGCGGTTCCGTCGTTGACGGTCAGACGGAAAATCCCGCCGCCTGCAAGCTGCACGGTGCCGCGAATGCGGCCGTCGGTCGGAGCCGTGAAGGATTTTTGGCCGGTGACCGCGTTCAGCAAGAGCGTATCGGCGCCGACCGCGCTCTGATCGTGCAGTACCCCGACCCGCAAGACGCCGATTCCCAGTGCGCTCATCATCTACCTCACGAAGGTTCGGCCCAGGTGACTCCCGATCCGGTCGTGTGCGGCGCGTACCGGTCGCACCCTTCGGCAAAGTGCCTTTGCAGGATCGAGTCGGATGAAATTGAATCCGTGATCACGATTGTGTCGTTCAGGGCCCATTCGACATGCGCCGCCGCCGAGCCGGGCACGAACGCGTAATAGGTCGAATCAAGCTGATCCATCGGCACAAACAGAACCTCGCCGATCTTGAGCGTCCCGCTCGTGCGCGTGACCTGAATCGTCAGGTCCATGTCGATTTCGCGGAACGCCTTGTACCAGTTGTTGGCCCCGAATGTTCCGGGGATCAGCGAGACGACCCAGCCCGTTTGCGCTGACGCCGTAATCGTCGCAAGCGTCACGGCTCCCATCGCAATGTCGATGTCGCCCGCGAAACTTCCGATCTGCCGGTTCCAGGCGACCGCCGTCAGATACGGCCGCGTGTCTCCCTCGATCCGCCGGGCCGCTTTTCGCATCGACTGGGACAGCGTTCCCGAGGCGACGACCGAGAGCGACGAGGGCGAATCTCCGTCCTCCGGGATGCGCCGGAACGGGTTGCTCGTGTCCAGCGACAGGTCCGAGGAGACGGTCCCGCTCCATGTCCAGCCGGGCACCGTGCCGCCGGCAAGCGACTGCCGCAGACCCGCGTTGACCAGCAGGCTGTCGCCGGGCTGCTTTTCCTGGATCTCGCCGATCACGGCCGAGGCGGACCGACCCAGTTCATCCCGGCCCGCATTGCCGCCGATGACCTCGAACCGCGCCGAGGCATAGGCGCGAACCATGTTGACGTCCGCGACGCACCGGAACGTCTTGGCTTCGGCGTGCGCCGTCTCGATGTCGAACCCTTCGGCGTCGGTCGTGACGCGGACAAGCTGGCCGGTGCTGGATGCGACCCGCGTGTAGGTCGGCGAAGAGTCGAACGTGAAACCGCGACTCGTGACCCGGACGCCCGTATCAACGCACCAGCGATAGAACCGGTTGAAAAACTCATCGGTCGATCCAATGTTCGGCACTCCCATGACCTGCCCGTAGGAACGGAACAGGTCCAGCAGGCCCGCGCGTCGATTCGCCAGGATGCCGTTGAGCAGTCCCCGCTCGAGCGCAAGTTGCGCGGTCGCGCCATCAGACCAGTCCGATTTCAAGACGGCCAGAAAGTCGTCCTGCAGCCCGAGCCAGTTCGGCGAATTGTCCTCGATAAACTGCCGCGTCTCCTCGTAGCCGAGGATTCGCTCGCCGATCTGGTTCTGGATCTGGCTTTCGTTCGGAGTGGGGATACGCCACCTCCTCTGCTAGGAGGGGCTTATGCCCCTCCGGCCGCCAGCGGGACCACCGGAGGCGGCAGCCCCTTGGCGTACTTGTCGCCCTCTCCCCAGGAGAACACCCAATCCTTGGGCGTCGACCGATTGGGGTAGACGTCGCGAAAGCTCATCGGGAGGTTCGGCGTCTCGCCGGGCGCCGCATCCAGCGGCACGATGAAGATGTAGTTGCCCAGCGGCTTGTCATGCTCGGGGTCCGGGTCGTAGTGGGGATTCGGTACCCACTTGCCATTTTCGTCCTTGATCTCGATCGCGAATACGTCCTGGTTGCGGCGCCGAATGACCTTGGGCGAGCCGCCCCCAACGACCGCCTCTTCGACGTCCTCGAATCGGTCGCGCACGATCTTTCGGGCGACCCCTTCCTTGACCGCCTGAAGCTCCATGTCGGTCCAGAACTGAATTTCGCCCAGATACGCGACGCGCCCCTGCGCGGCCTGAAGATTCTTGGGGAGCGTGGGGTCGGCGTGCCGCTCCAACGTCATGCCGTTGAAGACCTTCCCGCCGGCCGAAAGCCGCTGATACGGTCCGCCCGGAAGCACGCCGCACCAGTACGGCCGCCTGCCCGTGGGCAACTTCATCGCCTTGGGCAGCGGAAGCGGCCTGATGACCAGCGGCCCCACGACGGGCTCGCGCTCGTCGAGGATGATAGTCGGCTCCTTGTCCTTTCCCGGCGCCGGATCGGCTTTGTTCTTCGCCATGAGTCCTCCTTTCCTTTTGGCCTAGTTGGTGATCTGGATCGTCGCGATCGCCAGCGGCGAGCCCCAGCCTTCGCGGCTGCGGAACACGAATCCCTCGACGCCCTGCAGCGCCGCCTGATCCGAGTTGCCCCGCGTCATAAAGACCTCGACCAGGCCCTCGCGGATCTGCCGGAAGACCGGACGCTTTTCGACGGGCAGGTCCCGCAGGAACACGAACTCATCGGTGTCCGCGATGCGGACCGAGTTCAGCCCCACGATGTCCAGCCCCGCCGTCTTGAGCACGTTGTCCATCGTGCTCTGCGTTGACGTGTCGGTGGTCGAGGTTCCCGAGATTTTCCAGAGCGTGTTGAGCTGCGTCAGCGCCTGCGCCATGACCAGAGTGAGCTGGGTGCCGTAGAGCACCTTCATCTTCTTGGTCTCGCTGTCCGACCAGAACGGCTGCCCGCTGGAGCTGAGAAGCTCCTTGTACCGCCGATGCGCCGCCATGAGCCCGAGAATGATCCCCTGGATGGTCGCCGAGCTCTGGGAGCCCACCACGTTCCCGTTGGCGCTGCCGTAGCGGGTCGAGCTGGAGTACAGCGCGATCCCATCGAAGCTGTTGGGAACCGCGGGCAGAAGCTCCGTGTCGCTCGTGCCCTGGATGAACTGATAGGCGATCCGCTCGGACAGAAGCGCCCAGTTGCGGCCCGAGTCGCGGGCCACGTCCATGAGCGAGCCGGTCCGGTCGTCGCTGCGCTGATCCTCGTGCCAGGGAACGTAGAGCCCGTAGGGGTAGTTGACGGTCGTGCCCTGGATGTAGTTGAAGCCCTTGGCGGTGACGGCCTTGCCGACGTCCCAGCGCGCCGGATGCGGCGCGGACTCGGCGATCGCCCGCTCTTCCCACTCTCCTTCGCTGGAGGCGTTCAGCCAGAGGATATCTCCCAGGTCCTCCTCGACGCCCTTGTAGCTGGCGCGGTAGGCGTAGACGTGCTCGTTCTTGAGCCCCGGCGTCAGTGACGCCCCGGATCCGATCATCGGCATTGTCGTTTCTCCTTCTCAGCTACGCGGCGGCGGCGTAGACCCTCCAGAGGTCGCGCCCGAAGAATTTCACATGGCAGGTCGTCGAGGAAACCCACTCCTCAACCACGCCGGACGCCACGACGGTGCCCGACGAGAGCGTCATGTCGTTGTCGTTGGACAGGTACACGAGCTTCCCGTTATCGCTCACCGCCGACGCACCCGTGACCGTGGCGGACAGGACGATAAAGGGCGACGTGACCACCCAGATGGTCGGGACCGGCGAGGCATCCGTGTCCCCCGTGACCGAATCGTTGATCGAGGTCTGGTTGGGGCCGCCTTTTTCGGCCAGGCCCAGATACTGAACGGCCGTCGCGTCCTCGAACGGAATCGCGTACCCGGCCGTCGCGCTGGTCGCATAGCCGGAGCCAGCCAACCCGACGAAAGCGTGCTTGTAGATGACGGCCGCGTCGGCGACCTTGTAGGTGTAGCCCAGGGCGGGGCCGACGAACTGAATCGACCGGGACGCGCGGGCGGAAAGGGCACTCATCTTCGATTCTCCTTACTTGCTCTGCTCGGCCAGGATTTCGGCGCCGCGGCTCTCGATGTAGAACTCCTGCGGAACCGTGAAGCTGCGGCCCGCCGTCTTTTTGTTGGCGTGCCATTCCACCAGCGCCTTGCGCGCGGCTTCCCCGCCAGCCGGTCCGTGCTTCTGCTCGAACTTGGCCACGGCGTCGTTCGCCCCCGCCATCGCGGCGGTCGATCCGAGGGACTCTTCAAACGCGGCGAAACTCCCATCCTGCTTTTTCCGGGCGATCTCCTTGATGCCCTCGACGGCCTTGGCGACTGCTTTGTCGCCTGCGGCGGCGGCGTCCTTGAGGATCGCCAGCGCCTTGTCGCCGACCTCGTACTCGGCAAGCCCCTCGACCGCCTCCTTGAAGCGTGCGGTCGCGGCGTGCTCAGCCTCGGCCTTTGCGGTCTTGTCCTCGAGCGCGGCGGTCCTGGCCGCGCTCTTTGCAGCCTGCGCCTTGAGCGCCTCGATCTGCGCCGTCAGGCTCTTGACGATCCCTTCTGACATTTTGGCCTCCTTGTCCGGCTCGCCGTCTGTGTCCCCGTCGGCCGGCGGCATCTCCACGGCGCCCGCGTCCTCGGGGGTCGCGTCGGCGTCCGGGTCCTCGTTCGAAGATTCTTCAGAGTAGTTGCAGTGCTTGGCCAGCCCGGCCATGAACTGCTCGATCTTGTCCAGCCGTCCGCCGATGCCCGCGCCGTCCTCGTTCGTCGCGGTTTCGGTCGCCGCGTCGGTGTGATCGCCAGCCTTGTTGTCGCTCTCGTCCGTCGTGTCGGCGGTCTCCTCGGACTGGAAGCGCGCGGCCTGCGTCGGATCGAGCTTGACCGCGAACGTCGCGGCCGGATCATAGTCAACCTTGCCGATAGTCATAAGCGGCACGTGAAAATGGGGCGGCACCGAATCCAGCGCCGCGACAGACGTAATCGCGAACGTTTCCCGGTTGATCTCGGCAGAGATGTACGGCAGGAGTCCGGCCTGCATCCGATCGAACGTCGTCTTGGGGATCTTCAGATCGCCGAAGACGAACGGCTCCCGCTCGCCCTTGAACTGCATTTCCTCGACGGAGCGGGGAAGCGCGAACCCAAGGAACTCCGGATCGTCGGTCGCGAAGACCGGCTTGTGCCCCTTGTGCAGCGGGATGACGAACGCGCCCCGCTCGTACTCGGACAGCGCGAACGCGACGGCCGCGCGCATCTCCGAGAGGCCGAAATCTTTCGAGAGGTTCCGCGCTTCTTTCGGAACCATCCCAACCAGCGGAACACCGCGAAGCAGATACCAGCCGTCGCCCGTGTCGATCGCGGTGTAGTCACCGCCTCGGATGTTGGGCTTGCGTAGCAGGGCAGGCGCTTCAGGCACTACCCTGAATGTACGGGCCAATATTTATGGGGATATTTCAGGCCGCGCCCAGGTCGTTGGCGACCCGAAATCCGACCTGTACCAGATGCCGGGCCAGCCGATAGCTGCGCGGCTGGAGGCGATAAATGGCGCGGGCCGCGGCCTGGCCGTTGCGGCCGTGAATTTCAGGATCGGCCTCCTCCCGCCATAAAAAGCCCTCCCGGACCATTTTTGAGAGCAGATCAGAAAGGCCGGCCAAAGGGCGCCCAAATACCTCCTCGTGGCTCTGCTGGATATCTGCCACCGTCAGAGCGGACCGGTCCAGCAACAGCACGGCGACCCGGATCCGGTCTCCGACCAGGAGCCGGTCCTTGCCCGCGACTACTACCCCCGCCATCTCCCCATTACCCTCCCTTGAACTCGGGGTTGGGTGCGCCGCGATAGAAGGCGGCCGGAAGCACGGGGATCAACGAGCCGTCTGGGCCGATCAGTCCACGCCGGGCCAACTCGAACCGAGTGACCGTGCGAAGGCCGCACCGTCAGCCGTAATTGAGAGGGGGCTTGAACGTCTCCCACCTCGGATCGTCGACCGCCATGAGCAGGCCGTGAAGCGCCGCGTGCTCGCGCCGCACGTCCACGTCGCCCATCGTGACCAGCTCAAACGCGGGCGCGATGTCCTTGATGTGCGGTTTCTTCGCCTCCTCGAAACGGCCGTTGGTATACGCGGTCGATGCGTTGGTCCGATAGACCGTGTTGGCATAGCTTTCGGTCCAGCCGGTCATATCGGCGAGCACATCGACCGCCGCGGGCTCGGAGATGCCGCGCTTCATGAGACGCTCGACCGCGAGCTGCACGCGCTCGGTCACCTGCTCGTCGGCGTGGTTGACCGCGCGGCTCACGGCGAAAATCCGATCCCCGCGCGCGTACCGCTCGGCGATGATCTCGTAGACCGGGCGGGAGTCGCCCGGCTCGGGAACAACCAGCGTGGGCGTGCGGCGCACGAGGTCCTCGATCGCCTGGACGAATCGGAACTTGCGCGACGCGGGCGGATCCGCAGCCGCGAACCGCTCGATCTTCCGCAACGTCGGCTCCAGCTCCAGGAAGATCCGCCGACGTCCGAGTAGATCAAAGTAGACCAGCGTTTCGGTGACGAGCTCGGCCAGGTCTGCCTTAGCCTGCCTCTCCTTGCCGGCGTCGCGGTGCGCCTTGGCCCACGCGAGCCGACCGAGCGCCGTCTGGAACCGCGACGCCTCCCTGTCCAGCAAGGCAGCTAATTCCACGTTCGCGGCGAGCACGCTCATGGCGTCACGATTCCCTTGATGCCCTTGCCGTCCGGCGGAACATTCTGCGCGATGGTAAGCCCCGACCAAAGCGCCTTGAGCTTGGTCACAAGCGCCTCGGTCGGCTCGACCAGCAGCGCGATGGCCGAGACGCGCAGGCGCCCCGTTTCGTGGATAGCCTTTTCGCCCTGCGGCGCCCACGGCGTCAACCCCAGCGTGCCGCGCGGCGTTACGATGAACCGTGTCATGCGCCGGAACTCGATCGTTACGGGGCAATCGGGCGCATCGAGGAGCCGCTCGTCAAGCTGCGCCTCGAACGCGACCTCGCCAAAACCGATCAGGTGCCCGGCCCACCATCTCCAATCACCTTTCATGTCGTCCTCCTTGTGGTCTGTTCGCCGACGACCGCGAGAAAATTCCGAAACTGCGCGAGCCGCAGCGTCGAGCCGTCGGCCATCCGAATGTTCGCGCCTGCATAGCGATCCATGACCGCGCGAGCGCCGGGGACCAATCCGGAGGGGGGCGGGATCTTTGTCCCCGTCTCCCAGAACCGCCACCCCGGCCCGATTCGCTCGACCGTGACGATTTCGGTCGGCACCTGCTTTTCGTGCGGCAGGATCAAGATGCCCGCTCGCCGGGCTTCATCCTCGTCCCGCCGGACCAGCACATGATCCGTCACGGGCTCGACCGCTTCGACGGCGAGGCTTTCGGCGTCGCGGATCGTCACCTTTGCCCAGACCGAGCCCTCGTTGACGAACCGGTACTGCTCGCCGTCCTGCCCGAACATTCGACCCGCGTAGCCCATGATGACAAGATAGTCGCCCGGCTCGCAGTCGAGCGTCCAGGGGATCCGCTCGCCCGTTTCGGTCGTCCACTCGCCGGGACCGGGCAACGCGGCGACCTGGCCGATCCGACACTCGACCTGTTGGCCGCTGGCGTCCGGCTCGCCGCCGCCCGCATAGGCGATGTGCAGGCCTGACGCGGTTCGCTCCTGTCGGAGAAGGCGAAGCAGGAGTCCGTCGTTCTTAACGCTGATTCGCTCGGGCTCATCGAACGGAACGCGGCTCTTGCTGTCCAAGGGCTGATAGACGGCGCGGCTCATAGGTTCCTCAGCAAATCGCGAGAATCGTTTTCTTGTCCGGGCTCGTGTCGACCGAACGTGTCAATCCCATGTGCGGCTCAAGACCAACGGACCGCAGGAGCGCCTCGAACTCGATGCTGGAGTGCTCCCGACAATGCGCCTGGTTCGGCGGCGGTCCGAGATGATCCGGCCCCCAGGTCAGAACCCGGTCTGGCGTCGTCAAGACGACCTCGCGCGCAGCGTATTCATCCAGCCATGCTCGAAGCGTCCGCAGCAGGGGTAGCGGGTCAACAAGATGCTCGACCACATCGGCGCAGATAATCGTAGCCCCCGCGACCAGTTCGGCGCGGACATCTTCCGGCCGGATCGCCTCCAGGTCGATGTCGGCCCAGTCTGAACGCGGGTAATCGTCCCGGAGGTGCGCGACGTTCAGCCCGTAGTCAATCCCCAGCGTTTCCAGGTCCGTGTCGTCCAGCTTTAACGCGATCAGCTTACCGGCCCGGCCGCACCCGACGTCAATGATCCGTCGACGGCCGCCGGCCATAATCATGCGCCGATAGGCGTCCCGATAAACGTCCGGCTGCCAGACCGCGCCGCCGTCCTGGATGTCGTGCTCGTAGGCGGGCGAAAGCCGCTCTTTGTAGCCGGGAGGAAGAAACAGGTTCACGCCGCAACTCCCCGCGCTTTCTGTTCGCGCATCATCGCCTCGATCGCTTTGAGCTCGGCCGGGCCGTCGTGGCCGTTGACGTTTCCGGAAAAACCGAACGCCTCGAACGGGATGCCGGACTCGTGCAGGGCGGCCAGCAGCACGAATCCAACGCTCGGGCGGCGAACGCTGCCGATTCGCTGCGCTACTCGTCTGTACCCCGGCGAGTGCCGCGAGACCAGCAGCTCCCCAAGCCCGGAAGGCCAGCCGATGCCGAGCCCATTATGGGCCGCCCACTCTTGGACGCCATAGTCAAGCGGAACCTCTTCGCCCCCCTGCGTCGTCGTGGTCTCGTCGCTGCGCCATGGCGTAAAGACCGGCACGCCGCGCCACCCGTAGAATTTCCAGTCCGGCCAGCAGTTCACGCACCACGCCGATGTCTTGCGGCCGATCCGGTCCTCGCGTCCTTCGGTCCGATAGGCGTTGAACCGGATCACGACCGGGGCCGCGTCGATCCGCTCGCCCATGCCCTCGCGAACCTTGCCGTTGCCGACGACTGCGACAGGCTGGCCGGCCGATGCCTGGTGAATCTTCTCCAGCAGTTCCTCGGTGCTCCTCGCGCTGGCGAGGCGGTGCGCCTCGTGATCGCGATACTTGCGGGACGCCTGCCAGTGCGTGACGACGGCGGGACCCTGCATCTTGCGACGCTGGCCGGGGTGGTCGTGAATCAGGCAGTATTCGGGCGGCAGTTCGGACGCCTTGACCTCGCCGCTCGCGACCATCTCGGGCAAGAGGCGCTCGAGGATCGCCTGCTCAAGCTGGTCCGGGTGCTTCCGGTCCGCCTGGATCCATCGGAGCAGGAGCTTCTCGGTGAAGAGGTTCGAGGCGAAGTACATCGTACCGTCCAGCAGTTCCCGCGACTGCTCCTGTCCGGGATGCCAGCCGGGCGCATGGTGGACAGCGAAATCTGCGCCGCCTCGGGCCAGATCGAAAAAGAGCTGCGGCCATCGCTCGACCGTCGCGTCGGCGTCAAGCCAGACAATCGGTGCAGGTGCATGCTTTCGCAGCATTCGCAGGCAGACCTCGGGGATCATGTGAACGTTCGCAAGCCAGGAGCCGCGGGACCGGACCGGTTCGATGTCATACGGCAGACCCAGCGCCTGGAGCGAGTCGCGCAGGCGCAGCGCCGAGTGCTCGTAGGGGGTGCCCGCCGTGAAAGCGGAGACGAAAATCGGCGTCACCACAACCAGCTCCTCGGAACCGTCTCAAGGCACCCCTCGACCCCGGCCAGATAGCCCCGATACTTTTCCGTCTTGCTCTGAGGATTGGCCCGCCATTTGTCGAGGTCAAACCATTTATAGTGAATCACGCGCACGTGCGGAGTCCCTCTCGGGATGCGCTTGGTCTTGATCGGCTCGCCGTTTCGCAGGTCCGGCGCGGGGTGAACGTGATGGGTCTTGTCCGGGAACGGCGAGTAGGTCGAGCCGGGGCGGTAACGCACGATGGCGCGGCGCTTGTGGCTGTCCTTGCAGTGCGGGCTGTAGATGTTATCTCCGCCGATGTACGCCTGATCGCCGTTTTCGGGCGCCCCCCAAAGGTTAATGATGTCGCAAAGGTATACGTCTGTGCCGTCATCTTCCGGGGGTCGCCTGAAAAAGTCGATCGCGTCCGGGGTGAGGATCTCGTCGGTATCGCCCAGCACGATCCATTTCGGCTTCTGGGACACGCACCACATCCAGGCGATCTGCCGAAGCCGTCCTTCCTCGCACATCGGGCGGCCCCATTCATCGAGGCCGGAGACGCGGGCGGGGTCGGCGGGGCGGTCGTGCAGGATGCGGACACGGGCCGATGCGAGGGCCGAGAGAAGCTCGGGTGATGTTGCGGCGCCCCAAGCGCCACCGCCCTTGTTGTTCGCGGCCTCGACAGCGATCGCCTCCCCCTCCGGCCACCGATCCAGAATCACCAGCAGCCTGTCCACGTACCGCAGCGACACCTCGATCTTGCGCCGAAGCATCTCGGGGGATTCGTCGCGGCAGTGGAACGCAGAGACGATCATTTCTCAAAAACCAAAAAGCTCACCATCTCATCGCGTCCGCCCGGACCTCGGCCCCGGTAATGCTCGTACCGCCGCGCTCGAAGTTCGGAGAACTGCCAGCCCGACTCCTCGAACACGTCGATATATTCCTGCGCTTCCCGGTTGAACACGGGCGGATCAACCTGGCCGGGCGCGCGCCAATGGCGTCCGAGAATCTCCGCGACCACAAAGCGCCCGGTGACCGAGCCGGTGATCGTGGACACGATCAAGGCGAGCTGATCATCCGGCACATGCAGCAGGACCGTATAGGCGAATCCGGCCTGGACGCTGCGGGGAATCTGGCCGCCATAGGGGATGCGCCAGAACCGGCCGGTTGCGCCGGGATGCGCCAGCGAAGCGGCGTCGATCGCGGCGGCCGAAATGTCCACGCCCAGATAGTCCACGTCGGAGAACGGCGGATACAGCCTGCCCGCTCCGCATCCGAACTCCAGCACAGAAGACACGTCAGAGAAAAAGCAGCGCCGCAGGTACGCGGCCGGATCGAACCCCTCGGGCGTCCGGTTGCTCGGGGGCGTATGGTGGCGTCGGCCCGCATCGTTCCAGTACAGGGCGAGGTCCTCCGGCGTCACAGCGACCACTGCTCCTTGACCCAGTTGTAGAGCGCGACGTCGTAGCGGTTGCGATCCCGGATCTGGGCCTTGAGCGCGTCCGTTTCCTCCGGGCCGGGCGGCAGCTTGTTGACGTTGTGGCGGGGATGCCACGTCGAATCCTCTTCGGGCAGCGGAAGGTTTTCCCGCCCGAACGCGATCCGGACGTCTCGGATGAACTGCCCATAGTTCTCCAGCACGCCAACGACGCGAAAGTGTTCCAGCAGGTTCCGCTTGGCGCGCTCCAAATCCGCCGGGCGCACGTCTCCGATCGACCGGTAATCGTGCGGGCCCTGAAGCATGCGGACGGCCAGATTGTCATAGTAGCGATGCTGGCCGCGAAGCGTCACGTCGCGCACGTCTCCATTTGCGGCCAGATCGTGGGACAGGCCCAGATGCTTGTGCGCTCGCGCGTGCCGGTACCAAGACAGGACGCGCTCGGCCGGATCCCGAAGGATCGTTGCGTAGGTGAACCGCTCGCCGGGCCGCGCGATATAGCCGGTCGGCAAAAGCCGGTGGATTCCAAACGCGAAATGCCCGTGCACGAATTCGATCGCGGGCCGCAGCGGCGGCTTGATCCGCTTGTACGCGTCGTCACCCTCCCGCGTCAGCGTCATGGACGCGTTGCCCGAGTACCATCGACGGCCGAAGATGTTCGAGGCGACCGAGGTCCCCCCGCATCTTGGGACGTGCAGAAAGTACAGAACCGACGGAACGCGCTCGTTGCCGAAGCTCATCCGAAAATCTCCCGCCGCTGGATTTCCTGCGCGACATCTCGCCTATAGCCGATGATCATCGCCGGTGTCAGCGCGTCCAGCACGCGGAGGTCCGGCGGCTTGGGCCAGCACGTCAGCGCCGAGTCGCGATTGAGGTTGTAGACCCTTGTTTGCGGCGCCGCTTCTTCGAGGAACGGCGCGATCCCGTTTTCGATTTCCGCCCGGAAATCTTCGTAGACCGAATCCGGCGTGCGCCAAAGCTCGGGATAATCCCGATGATAATGCGCGGTCTTGCCGTCCCGTTGCTCGGCGGCTCCTCGCGCATAGTCAAATCCAGCCAGAAAAACGGCCGAAGGCGCAAGGCTCGCAGCGAGGAGGAGCGCAAGCGCCCCGGTGTGCCCCGCGGTCGGGAATCCTTGCTCGGGACTCGGGAGCCATCGGTTCGGACGGTGCGAGCGATGCTTGTCAAAGTCGTGGTTGCACCACGTCCGGACGCCCGCTTCTTTCGCCGCGCCATGCCACCCCGGAGAAAAGCAGGGAAAGATCGCGGCGCCGCCCGGCCATGATCGCAACCGATCCGCAAAGCGTTTCAGGAAGCGCAGATCTCCGACGATGCCGAGCGTGCGGCCCGGCTCAGGCTGCGGCACGTCGAAGATGGCGCGGTTGATCGCCAGCACGGATTGACCGCGCAAGGCCAGCCAGTCGAAGGTTTCCAGGGAGCGACCGCCTCCCACGACAAAGCAGGGCCGCCCGGACCAGGCGTTGTCATGCAGCATGGATGCACGCTCCGTACAGTCTCGCCTCGTCGATACCCACTTCGGCGTGTAGCATGTCCGGCAGTGTCTGATCTGCGTCGATCAAGCAGCGCGCCCAGATCTCGCGTTCCCCCACGTCGATCCGCAGCGACACGATCCATCCGATCTTCGTGTCCCCGTGGAGCCCGATTCTGATCGGGGGTAAGTAACTTGCCTCTTTGCGCTCGTTGAAGTTGGCGACTAGACGGCGCAACCACGCCTCGTCCATCCACGGCGCGCCACCGACGATCATGCCGGGCGCCGCGATACGGTACTCCTTGTGGGCGTTGTCGGTCAGCATTCCTTCCGCTCCTTGACTGGGTTCAGCGCCCAACCCGGTTTTGCGTCCTTTGGCCTCATGCCCGAGCCCATTCGAAGCAACAGCGTGCGCGTCGGAGCGTCGAGGTAGATCCAGCAGAAGGGCGGCTTGAGGCCGTCACGCATAAGCGCGCCGGTCTGGATTTCACGTCTGACCCTGCGCTTGTTCGGCGCGATGCGGCGG